AAATAATGAAAATTCCGGTCGATGTTCCCAGTCGGTCACTCAGAGGCACTTCAGCCGAAAGTAAACCATTGGCCCCACCTCTCGATAAAAACTTCGATGAAGACGTTCCATTCTAATAAAATCCTATACTTTAAAGCTATCCAAGCACGGTTCCAACCACTTTAACAAGTAAAGGGAGGAGAGGACATGTTGTCCATTCACCACGATGAGATAGTAAGACGTTTTATTTCTTGTAATCTTCCCGGGAAAGCGGCTTTGAATTTAGCGCTTCGTCTAGAATTGATTGAGAAACATCACGGTACAAAGACTGTTGTCGATGTACTGAAAGGTCTTCAAAGTTATTTTCTAGGACATAAGGACAACCAACCATTTACTAAGAAGGTCCATGAAGATGGAACTCTTTTTGGTGATTTTAGGCCCTTATCTCGGTTAGCTATGAAAGGAAGGGCAGGTTTAAAATCTGCCCTACGATGCGTAAAGATTTACGGTCTGCTTGAGGCTGAAAAGCCAGGAGCTGCTGAATTCAATGAATTTAAGCAAAGTTTACTCTCGAAAGAGGTTGAACCTAGACTGATCGCACCGTTGCATACAACACCTGAAGATTGTTACTTAGCCGACCTTAGTTTAAAAGAGGCCGGAAGATTTGACTCTAAGTATCCTCTTGGTATCACTCGGGCTCCTATTCCATTTGGAAAAACTAAATTGGAAATGGATGTAACTCCTGAAGAACATTTATTGTCTCTCCGGGCGTTCCCGCACTTGCTATATGATCATTCCATATTTATTGGTAAACTGCTTCCAATTGGAGGCATGTCTATCTCTAAACCTCTTCCCGGTCACGATTGTGCCGGTCGAGTAGTAGGTCTTACAAAAGACCGAGGAATGAAAATCCGCTTTATAGCGAATCCATTCCGAACGATCCAGCTCATCCTCTCGCGTTTAAAAAACACGATAGAGAACTTTCTTGGTTACTTACCAGAAAGTGCTGTGTCTGATCAAGTGAAAGGTATGAAGTGGGTGAAAAACCAACTTCTACAAGGGAAGAAATTATATTCTCTTGATTTATCTAGATGTACCGATAATTTACCTTTAGTATACCAGGTTAGCCTTTTGAAGGATCTTTTTCCTTCTTTGCACGAAGATATACAAATCTTCGAAAAGGTTTCTCGTATGGTTTGGAATACTCCTTTCAATACAGTTTGTTGGGAAACAGGACAGCCCCTTGGGACTGGACCTTCTTTTGCTTCTTTCACTATCTTTCACATTTTTCTTGTGAGGGCTCTTGGAGGATCCGCGAGCAATTTTCGCGTAATTGGTGATGACATTGTTATATCGTCAAAACCGTTAGCTAAGTTGTATCAGATAGCTATCCAGCAATTAGGTGTAGAAATATCAATGAGTAAATCACTCTTTGATTCCCATCTTTCTGAGTTTGCAGGCAGGATAATCGATAAACATGGTGTTTTCAATGTTTATAAAGCATCTCCGACAAATTTTCAAAAAGACCCATTAGGCTTAATACGCCAGTATGGTGAGAAGGGCCTTAAAGGTATCAAGGTCTCTATCCGTTTCAAACAACAGCTAAAGCTTTGTTACAAGTTCTTTTATTCACAGCTCACACCAAAGGAACTTGATATGATCGATGAAGAAGTTCTTTTTGAGCTCTTTTTCAAGACAAAACCTATTTTAGTAGGTTGTCGGCCAATCCCTTCAATTTCATTAAAGAAAGGAAAGATCGTCGTGTCTTCTCACCACTCTGGTGAGGTATCAGGCATACCCCCTTGTTTTATTCAAAAGGTGATAGGTTATGATTCAGAAAAACAGCCCATTTTGGATTTCAGACACATGTGGGAGGCTAGTAGCATTGCTACGTTTTTAGATGCCAACCACAAGAGTATATTTGATCCACAGAACTTCAGACCACCCCAATACCCGCTAGGGTTAGGATGTTGGTCGGTTGAGATATTATCTGAAAATCTTTTTCGAACGCATGTGAATGCGGTCAATAAAGCTGATCAAGATTTATCGTCAGATTCTAAGTTTTATAAAATCTCTCAACGCCTAGGCGCC